AACGAAGCCAAATACGTACATACGTTGCCCGTGATACGTACCGACAAGGCGCACTTTGTCCGTCAATTTAACCGCACAAAATACCCTTGTAAGGGTTGTTATTTTAATTAATACATATAACATACAAGTATTTAAGCAACCCTATATGTTATTGCATTGATATATTGGTACGGTTATAACCCCGTAATGCACTCCATGCGTGCTGCTCTCGCTACACATGGACATACGCCCTATACATGCGTATATACACCAATATACCCCATGTTTTTACATGGCCTATCCGGTTGACCGGACGTATTAACCAGCCTTGATACATAGCCAAGAATAACGGCACGCCCCTGAACTAGGAGAATGCCTGATCACACTATTAGTCGGCAACCTATTTATACGAACTCTCGATACCCTACCGATTCGCATATCTATGTATCAATATGTTAAATATCTTATCTGTTTAGTCTAAATCAGTGGCACGGCGTGAACGTACAGATATCGCCACCATAATGCCCCTATATATAAAGATATAAGGACATCTTAATATTATCTTACATTTTTATCGTGAGTAAGATAATAGGTGATACATTTGGCTATCAATGAAAACGAAAAATTCGTTATTTTAGTAGCCATTCGAGTAGATTTATATCTTTCGTTATTGTAAATAACGAAATAACCGCTTTTATCCTCAGAGTATTTAATAGGGGCACAATAGCCAAAAGCTTTATGTGTTGTGCCCAAAAGAATTTTCTGAGCTTGTTTTTCAGCTAACATTATTTTATTGTTGGCTGATTCATTTTCATCATTGTAAATCTTTTCTATTTCTATATATTGGCAAAATACGCCATCTATATTTGCAAGAATTTCTTTACAAATAGTAATAACCAATTCTTTATCTTTAGCCAAAGCGACTAAAGACGGGATAACATCTTTTGAAACTTCAATATTGTTTTCTTTGATAATATCCATAACATCTTTTTTGCTATTAAACAATCTGCACCAAGATTTTATCGCACCCGTCAAAGTTTCAGACTCCGACTTTTTCACTGCATTTTGTACTCGATTCAAATCTTTTGCTTTCATATTAAATCGCCCTTGCCCTAGGGACTTGTATAGGCATCTAGCACGCCTTGTTTGTTAATATTGTTATCTCACATTGCAAATATAATATATGTTTTATTTTCAAACAAATATTTTACAATAAAAATTCAACGATTATATATAATAAAACCAATCAAATATAAATGTATATTAAAATATTGGTTTATATCATTGATAATCAACAATTTAAACGAAAAATAAGCATTCTTTTTTCGGTTCGCTGATCGTTTGCCGTTCCTATTTTTTGATTTCTGAGGGTTGGGGGGGGTGACCCTAAAAACGGCAGACCGGCCGGGCCGATTTCGGGGAGGTGGTCCGTCCCGCACCAAAAAACCTCCGTACAAAACATACTTTCATCACCAAACACCGTCCCTCGTCAAAAACACTTCAGTACCAAACATGCCTAAAGCGTCAAACATCCTTCAAAACCAACCAACCCCATAAGACATGTATTCCTTTACCACGCCAACTATATCGATAATTTTATTATATTTAGCCCATAATTAGAACATAACTTATTATGAATAAAAAACTTAAAAAAACATGTGGGGGGTATTTTAGAACCTCCATGATAGGGGGATATGTAATATGAGGCGTAGATTTTGTGGAGGTACTAGTCATATATCCGATATGTTGGAGAACGGTATATGGGTCATTACCTTATATGAAGGTATTATTAAAGGAGATAGGTACGACAATCGGTTCATAACTCCCGGCATGATATGCGTGATTGAAGACAATATCCGTTTTTGTTACCGGGAGTTTAATGTACAGGATTACACGCCTATTAAGTGGATTGAAGGTGTTAGTAGGATACCTGACATACCTTATGTAGGAGACAAGGATCTAGCTCGTCTTGATTATGATGGTAAGGGTAATAGCAGGAGGATAATGGAATTGTATGGTGATTATAATACGGCGGCAAAGAACCTGTATGATACTCAGCAATGGTCTTACGAAAACCGTACCATACACCCATATCTAATGTCTTGTGGGGAGCTGGATTTGGTTATAAGATGGCAGAATGATATAGCTCATGTGGAGAATACGGCTTGGTGGTATAATGGGATTAGCAGGATCACGTTAAGTACAAAAGAGATATGGACATCTACGTTATGCGATTCTGTTACGGCCTACTTATTATATAACAAGCAATATATAAGTATAAGTAATATAAATAACAAAAGATACTGTTATCCGATATACGATGTTGATGAATCCATATATCTTATTTACGGCGACGATAATCCACCTATAATCGGGTAAGGTTATGGTACTGGCCTCCGTACAGGCGCCTACCGCCATGATCCCTACCGGGCCGGCTTCGTCTCCACCTACTTTTTTCCTTGGATTCCGTATCCTACATCCTTAAAAATAAGTATCTTTGAGAAAAAAAAATATGTCAGTATTTAACAAGATCATATCATTCTTCTGTGGCGATAATATCGACAAGATCAGGATAAGGGAAAGCACGGTAATGAGGAACAATCAGGTTCATAAGCTTCATAAGGAGATTATAGACCAGTTAGGTGATTTGGCTACGGTCGTATCCAGAAGCTACGTGTATGGTAAGATTAAGGACGCTACTGGGTTAAGCGTCCGTCATATAAGTAGGATAATTAACCATACCAAGGCAGTAGATGTAAGGTAATTAAGGAAGCTACCTGACATAGGAATTACCTACCTCAGGTAGCTTACATATCATACTTCTTCCCAGTCATCGGCGAATACGTCGCTGATAGACGGCACCCATGAATCAGCACGACCGGAATCCTTATTATAGATAAGGCACTGTGATGTATAGTCGACAAATCCACTACCATCCATGATAATATCCTTAGCCTTATCCGGTAGCGACTGCATTTCCGGAATGATATTACTATCGACATGAGACGGTACCTGTTTGAATACCACGATATTCTTACCATTCCAGCCTCTTCTCCTAACGACCCCTCCTCGTTTAAGGACATTAATAGCATCCCCGAGTCCCATGGAACTGTCTTTTATCTTAATATAATTCTCTAGTCTTGTAGATGCCTCATCAGGCGTATGTCCATCCCATTCCCATGCCTTATCAAGTACAGGCACGTCAAACAACTCCCAATACCGGTTCTCATAATGATTTGATATCTGACCTGTAGGTAGTTCGGCCATTACAATAAACCATCCTCCTCCAAAACATTCCTGGCCATCATAATGCCTATAAGATTTACAGACCTTTATATCGCCTTTAGCCAGCTCATTGAAGAAAGCGGCGTTATAAAGCATTCGATATCTATATAGTTCGTTGAATGTATGATACCCGTCGGATATATTACCTATCATATCTTCATGTAAATATGTTTTCTCGAATATATCAGGCTTACAAGGATAAAATTCTCCATTTACCCCTTTTATGATATAATCACCTACATTGGCTATCATAACACCTTCAAGGGTTTCTATACTACAATCAACAGAAGGAGGTATCCCATTATCATCGTCACCTTCCCTAATAACTTCTATTTTAACGCTATCACCAGCGAAATCCTTGATCTCATCATTATTAAAGCCTTTCCATTTTACGGCTTCTATCGCAATTGGTTTCTTTACATATCTATTCATAATTTTACGATTTAATATATTATTATCTTTTGATATACCTTTCTATAAGATCTATTGATAGTTTAGCTCCCAGCTTCTCCTCCAATAGGTTAAGGTAGTTCCGGTGCAGGCATCCGCCCCGCTCCACCTCCCTAAAGCCGGCCCCGTCCCGGATCCTGACTAGCCCTTTCCTTGGATCCATGTCGATCAGATCCCGAAGCTCGTTCATGTTCTTAAACTGGTTCTCTATCACCTTAAATACATCGATCTTAGGTTTCTTATCCTTGATCTTTATCTTAACCCTTCCGCTCATGATCACCTCCCCGTGCTTCCGAATCCACCATCGCCTCTATCGGTATATCCGAGGTCATCCAACGACTTCACCTGATCCCATACGATACGTTCCCTCCTACGGATAAGCAATTGAGCTACCTTGTCCCCAACCGAATAAGAAGGCTCATCATAACAATCCACACGTCTACATACTACC